AATTTACCGATGATGAAGCTAGAAAATCGGGTAAAAATTGGCTTGTAACCCGTCAAGGAATGGAGCGTTTATATGGTGAAGAAATACTAATTTCTAGTGAAACAAATGACATTGCAAATGAATAATACATGAAAAAGTTTGACTTTATAAACTGTTTATAGTATCATAACATTAAAGACAAACCCCCCACATCCTTTTTAGGACAGACATGATCTGACGTGGGGCTTTTTTCATATAAGGGGACATGTATGGGAGAACCAATAGCATTATCTAGCCAAGAGTTAATGGAATTATTTGAAAGTCGGGGCATGTGTATTGATGGGTTTAATATAAAAAAGATTCAGCATATAAACTATTATAAATTAAAGGAGTTTGCACATCCGCTTTCTACGATTTCAAAAGTAGAAAATGAGACAGTGATTTCATATAACGGGGTTAAATTTTCTGAAGTATTAGGACGATATTATCAAGATAAAAATTTAAGAATTTTTTTGATGCATGCGATCGAGAAAATTGAGGTGTCGGTAAAAACTAATATGGCCCATATTTTAGGAATGAGATATGGTGCATTTGGATATCTGGATTTTAGCAATTGGTCTAATAAGAAGAGATGGACTAAATTTCATATAGAGAGCAAGCAATATCGGATAAAAGTTAATTTGCTAAAGACTATGCAAAGAAATAAATCCGCTGAATATAATCGGGATAATATTGATAAAGATAAATTTCCGACGATTTGGCTTGCCATTGACCTATTAACATTTGGAGAGATGGTCGAAATGATTGAAATTATGAGTGAGAATAACCTAACCCAACTGGCTAAAGTTTATAAGTGTTCAAATCAAGAACTTGTATCTTGGCTAGGGTGCATACAATTTATTAGGAATATTTGCGCACATAATTCCAATTTAATTGATATGAAGTTAACTACAAAACCTAAGATTCGAAAGTCTTGGAATTCTAGGCTATACTTTATAGAGAAAGATGGAATACGAAAACCAACAGACAGATTAGCGGTTGTAATATTAATAGTGATGGAACTGGTACAACAAATAAATGATAAGTACAAGTGGCATGAAATACAGAAAAGTATAAAAAGTATTTGCAAAGATGATAAAAGAGCTAACTTATTAGGATTTAAAACCAAAAAAGATGCACTTGGGCTACGTGATTTTGTTATGGGAAAATTTAAGCAGAAGCCAGAATAAAACTTGCCCCCTATTTGCCCCTTTTTGAAATGTAGAGTTTATAAGATGTAGAAATGGTATGAAGTATTGAGTATAAACCCTCAATCCGCACCATTTCTACAAGCTAATTAACAGATTGTAACGAATTGTAACAGACGATAACGGACATAGAAGTTATATAGCTATTTGGTAAGGGTAGGAGTAACAAATCGTAACGCATTGTAACGATAATTTGCCCCTTTTCTGCCCCTTTAAAAAATAAATATTTGCCCCTTTTATATGAGGGTTGAAAAAAGCCACTGCACATGATGCGGTGGCTCATTTTTTATTTATTTGATAGTACCTTACCCATATTAGTAATTGCTGCATTTACTTCTTGTTTCATTTCATCGGTTACATGAGTATATATAGCAAGTGTAGTGCGTGGCTCATTATGGCCCACACGTTCCATAATTGCTTTTAAAGGCACATTGGACTCTGCAAGAATAGATATATGAGTATGTCTGAATGTATGTGTGCTTACTGGTTTGTGAAAATTAAGCTTTTTTATAATTCGATTAACATAATGTAGATCATATGGTAATCCACCATCAGTAACAAAGATATATCCTAAATCAGCAAATTTAGATTTCCATAACCGCCTTGCTTGATTGGCCGTAACAAAATGATTAATAATCTGTACGGCCCTTGCATCCAATTTTACTTTACGGATAGAATGAACATTCTTTGGGGGAAGGCGCATAGCAGGGTCTGAAAAACTACCACGAGTAGACAAAGTAGCGTTTATATCAATCTCTGCATTTTCTCTATCATAGTCTTGAGTGCGCAATGCTACCATTTCACCAAATCTAAGACCAGTTAAAGATTGAAATTCACATAATAGAGATACATGATGATTAATAGTATCTAATTGTGTAAGTAAATCTTTTAGTTCATCTTTAGTAAGGAATTTAGAACGCTGTTTCTTGATGCGGTTAACATCTGCTACAGGCTTTTGGAGTTCTATATTATCTAAAAATGAAATGTCACGGATATACTCCATGCGCCTTGCATACTTCAATGATTGTCTAATTAGGCTAAGAGCAAGCTTAGTATAGTTATATGAATATTGGCAAGCGAATTTATCAAAGGTACTTTGGATAATATAAGGAGATAACTTAGATAATAATATATCAGTAGGGAACCATTTAATAACTTGCTTATGTAAATTATCCATACTATATTGAGTAGATGATTTTCTAAACGCACGCTTTGACTCTAAATATTCAGATACAACATCATTCAATGTCATATCTTTGGCAATATCTGTATTAGTGGCCAAGTCAATTTTCTTTTGTAATTCAGCCTGCGCAAGCTTGTATGCTTGTCTACTATTAGAAGTATATGTAACAGATACTCTTTTTGTTTTACCACTATATGGATCTATATAACGTTCTTGAAATTTATATTTAGTAACACCAGCTTTAGTGGTTATAGTTTCACACCACATTAAAAATACCTCCTAGGCTAAAAATAGTATAAGAAATAAGCCTTAGAGGTATGGTATAATAATGGTGGAGTAAAAATGAAATACCTCTAAGGTCTGTAGTTTTTAATGGCCCTCACTGCGGTGGGGGCTTATTTTTTATGCAATTAAAGCACATGATGATAGAAATCTATTTCTTCAAGTACTTCATCTGTGAGTTCTTTCCGCCTTACCATATGTTCAATAAGATTAACATGTTGATCTATATGGAAATCATCATTAATTATATGTAGCAATTCATGTCTAATTTCATTACGCATATCTTCAAATGACATATTCTTACGGATGTAAATATTGTGAACACCTTCATCTTCCCCAGTTGATGAGATAGCCTTCACATTAGGAATATCACACTCAATAATATTAACAACCACTCTCTAACATCTCCCATTACAAGTTATTTATGTTTAAGTTTGAGTAATTCTATATATTCTACAGCTTTTTCCTTATCCTCCTTAGAGATACCACGAGATGCGGAGAATAACATACGCATTTCTGGACGAGTGCGAAGCATTTCCGCATATTCAGCAGTTTCTGCATCTAAATAATAATTAGTAGATTGCTCATTTGTTGAAATATTCTCATCATAACCAAGTAACCATGCAGGGCTAACATTTAATGCTTTAGCAATAATATATACTTTATCTTGCTTTGGTTCGTATCGGTCATTTAACCAATCAGAAATGGAGGATTGACGGATACCAGTACGCTTTGCTAATTCAGTTTGAGTTATTTTGCGTTCTTTCATGATACTTTTTAAACGATTTATAAATTGAATACTCATGATAACTTCTCCTCTAATACTTGTTATACGATTATTATAAACGGAAAACCGTCAAAAGTAAACATATTTTTATAAATATTAAACCAAACTTAAACGGAAAACCGGTAGACAAAAGAGAGAAACAAGTGTATTATTGAATTACGGAAAGCCGATAATAAAAAAAAGGAGGTGAAAAAATGGAATTTGATTATACAAATCTAAGAGCATTTATCAAAGAACATTTTCACAATCTAAAAGGGTTTGCTCAATTTCTAGGCATTGGAACAACACAGCTAGGGCAACGTTTAGCGAATAAAGTTCCATTCACTCAAAGAGAAATTGACAGAGTGGCAAACAATATGGAATGTGGGAAGTTAGACATGAATAAAATTGATGCTCTTTTTTTTCAAAAGAAATAACGGAAATCTGATAATTAAGAAGAGGTAATACAAATGAAAGAAATAAAAACTCCATTACAAAGACATATGGATAATACAGGAAATCAGTTAAAAGAGGAAAGACGAGAGAATCCATATGGTAAGAAAGAATTCCAAGTAGAACTAAAAGTAGATACATCTGAATTAGATTGTGCAATTAAAAAGCTAAAAAAGATTAATAAGTTAGTAAAAAAAATAAAAGCACACCAGATTGTGTAGTGTGCTTTTAAGAAAGTTATTCAAAACCAAGTTTTACACTTACATATTGTTCTACAGCAGTATCCATCATTTCTTCCCAAGATGTAAAGCTTGAATGCTGTGAAACATAGGTATCCCAATCATCATCTGGAATATCTTCAAACGATTGAGTAAAACCGCTAGCTGATAGAAATTCGTCAAAGGACTTGCAGTTAGTATGTTTAGACATAAAGTCGCTGGTGAAGAGCTCATCAAAACTAAGGCTATCAGTTTTACTCAAATTAGAAACATTATTTTCAATTTTTGAAAGATGATTTTTTAATTCATCAAATCCATTAATTTCAAACCCCACAAAATCACCCCCTTTCAAGGTGATTATACCAATTATAAAAGAAAGATGAAATAGAAAGGGATGTGTAGTAATGGAAAGTGTTCAACCAAAATACGTGCCTATTAGCACATTGGCTAAGATATGGGGACGGAGCAAGATGTACATTTATAGGCGGATTGATATGATCCGCAATGAAGGCAAGTTTGACCAAATATGCATGCAGTTGGGGCCACAGCAAACTTTAGTCAATGTAGACAAGTTTGAAGCATGGATGAAAGGGCAGCACATGAAGTGGCTAAAGGGGGCATAGAAGATGAACATTATAAATCTAATTACCATCGTGCAATGGTGCTTAGGGATATTAGGGTTAGGACTATATGGAGGAATTGAGCAAGCAGAAGGCTGGCAAATATTAATCAATATAGTTTTAACAATAACAACTGGCATCACAATTTGGATGTTAGGCAGGGTTAAGGAGGTGATAATCAATGAAAAGCAAAAAAGAAAAAGCACTAGATCTACTAAAAACATATTTAATGTTTGACGAGGACGAAATTCAAGTTTTAAGGGAACATATTACATCAATCAGCGCAAGTAATAAAAGCACAAGCTTAGACTTTACCATTCTTGCTAATGGATGTGCCATTTTTGTTAAGCGAAAAACAGGGGAGTATGTGATACGCATAACAGGGAAAGGCCCAATTAAAGAAAACAAAGTACATCTTGCATTAACAGCAAGAGAAATATTGTTTAATGCGGTGGTGTGCAATGAGTAACCACTGCAGGATATGTAGCATATGTGATGAGTGCAATAAAAAAAGCCATGCCTACATACACTGTAGACAGGCTAAAGGGATTATATGTATGGAACATTGCGATGCATGCCAATATTTAGAGATTGAACAAGGTGACATGCATTGCAATTATCCTAGGCAAAAAGAAAAGGCCACTAATTAAAGTAGCCTAATCAA